GGTGCTCGATGGCGAACACCGCTGGCGGGCTGGCTATGCCGAGGACATCCATGTCTTCCCCTGCATCGTCCTCGATGTCGATGATGATGAGGCGCGAGAGCTGACCATCGTCCTCAACGACACGCGTGGCTCGATGCAGGAGGACCGCCTCTCGGCACTGGTGAAGGATCTCGCATCTCGACGCGAGGCTTCACGGTTGACGAACCTGCTGCCCTATGACAGGGGGCGCATGGAGCAGCTCCTCGAACGGCGTGAGATCGACTGGGATGAGCTCGAGAAGAAGCGCCAGAAGATGGCACAGGGAGATGAGGAACGCTGGGTGGAGCGCGTCTTCCGCATGCCGATGACATCGGCGAAGGTCCTCGACCAGGCCATCATGCAGGTGCGTGAGCAGGAAGAGATCGATCAGGACTGGCGGGCTCTGGAGTACATCGCGGCCGACTTCCTGAGCTAGGAGGGCGTCATGGCCAAGAAGTACGACCATCAGGATCTTGAGCGTCAGTTCGTGCATGGCACGATGTCGATGCGACAACTCTGCCGTGATAACGGCATCAGCACATGGTCGACCGTGAGTGTCTATGCCAAGCGCAACGGCTGGCTGGAGAAGCGCGAAGAGTTCCAGCAGAAGCTGAGGGAAGCCGAGTCGCGCGTCGTGGTCGAGAACAGGGCTGCGAAACTGGCCAGCGCGCTAGACGACGCCATCATGGTGGCCAATCAGGCGGTCTATACCTTCCTCGACTCGCTCAAGGATCGTTGGGTCAGCATACCGGGCTCCAGTGAGGCGGCCCTCATCCCAGCGCAGCAGATCGCCGCGTCCGATTTCGTGAAGATCCTCGAGAAGATCATGCTCCTCAACGGACAAGTCAGCAGTCGCGAAGCGCATCTCTCCATGGAGGTGAGCGCCGACCAGCTCACCATGGAGATGCTTCGTGACCTCGCCGACGCAGCCCGACAAGCAGGGGCTGACACCCGCCCAGTCATATCAAGTCCTCTCCCTCGCCTTGAGGGGGCTCGCTCGGTCAACTGACGGTATCGAGGGGGTCACGGCGTACGGGGAGTACGTCTTCGGGTACTCGGCGGCGAAGCATCATCGAGAGATGCTCGAGTTCATCTTCGAGTCGATGTACGCACGGCAGAACGCTGTCGTGCTCGAGCCCCGAGGTGCGGCCAAGACGACGTGGGGCAACACGATCTCGGCCTCATGGCTGACGTCGATGTTCCCCGATCTCCGTATCGGACTCATCAGCAACACGGCCACCCAGGCTCTTGACTTCTCCAGAGCTATCCGCTTCACGCTCGAGTCCAACGAGAAGCATCGTGAGATCTTCGGGGATTGTGTCAGCCCCTCGAAGTGGCGCGACATGGAGTGGCTCCACAGGCAGTCGAAGTGGCATGGCAGCAAGGACGTCACGCTCTACGCCGCTGGTTGCGGTGGCGCCATCATCAGCAAGCGCTTCGACATCATCCTCTGCGACGACATCCTCGATGAGGAGAACACCTTGACCCCAGAGGCTCGCGAGAAGGTCGAGAAGTGGTTCTTCCAGACCCTCCTACCGTGCCTGACACCAGATGGCGTGGTCATCATCCTGGGCACACGCTGGGCCGAGGATGATCTGTACGAGAAACTCATCACCCCCGTGGAGAAGGGCGGACGAGGCTGGCGAAGCAAGGTCGTGAGCGCGCTTCGTCCGACCGGTGAGGATGATGAGGTCGAGAGCTATTGGGAGGAGCACTGGTCACGGAAGACGTTGCTCGCGAAGAGGGTGGAGCTGGGGACGCCGCTCTTCATGTGCGCGTATCAGAACGACATCAGCGGGCTCATGGAGGGTTCGGTCTTTCAGTCGCGCCACTTCCAGTATTACGACGCCTTGCCCGAAGGCGCCTACACCACCGTCATGGGAGTCGACCTCGCGAGCTCGGAGAAGGAACGCGCCGATTACACCGCCCGCGTGACCACCTCGCGTGACCAGCAGGGGAACTACTACGTCAGGGCCTTCTATCAGGACAGGCGCGAGACTGGACATGCGAAGTTCATCAGTGATGGTTACAACGCTTTCAATCCTGGCTTGGTGGTGGTAGAGAGCCAGCAGTTCCAGTCGACCCTCGTGCAGGAGGTGATGCGGGATTACCCGCACATCCCCATCGAAGGGAAGGCCTCTGACACCGACAAGACGACGCGAGCCAGGGCCGTTGCCGCCAAGTACGAGGCGCACAAGGTGTTCCATCACCGTTCGCTGGAGAAGTCTGACTTCGAGACCCAGCTCAAGACCTTCCCGAAGGGCCATGACGACCTCGTCGACGCTCTCGGGTTCAGCATGGACTTCGGTGGCGGTGGGTTCGTCTTCGGGTCACTGCGGAGGTGACATGAAGGACATCGAGTTCCGGGATGGCTGGCGCACCGTGCCCGATCATGTCGAGGTCATGGTGACCGGCCTCGACACCTACAAGATGACGTACGAAGAGGCCATCAAAGCCGCCGAGAAGCGGCTTCTCGATGAGCACATGTACAAGGCTCAGCAGGAGCTCCTGCGGTCCCACTTCGAGGCCTCCAGATGATGACCCTCTTCGCGCGTGATCAGTCGGGCGCCGAGATGCGCATGCGATTGCGTGGTGTCGGTACCGCCATCCAGAACGCCATGGTGACGAGCCCCAAGCGCGTCCCCAACGCACCGACGGCGACGCTCACGACGCAGGACCGTGGACGCGTCGGCCTGCCCAACGCAAAGCTCTTCCGCCACTGGGCTGAGCATGGGGAGTGGGTGCGCGCGGCCCTCAACATCCGTCGCGACCAGGTCGCTCAGGCCGAGTGGATCATCGACGCCGAGGACCACAAGAAGCCATGGAGTCGTTCGGCTGCCGAGGAGATCACGTGGCTCCTGAAGGAACCCAACCCGGTCGACGAGATGTGGACGACCTTCATCCAGCAGGTCATCGAGGACACCCTCGTCATCGATGCCGGGTCGATCGAGAAGGAACGTACCCTCCGAGGTGACATCGCCTATCTCCATGTCGTCGACGGCTCGACGATGCGTGTCAACAAGTACTGGGATGGCGACCCCGAAGAACCACGCTACTTCTGGTATCCCGACTACCAGGAACGGGCCCAGTTCAAGAACGAAGACTTCATCTACATGCGTGCCAACCCGATGAGCTATCGGGTAGTCGGATTGGCCCCGCTCGAGACGCTGCGCATCGTCGTGGATGCCGAGCTCGCGGGCCAGAGCTACAACGTGCGCCAGATGAAGTCACCGGCACCGGATGGCATCCTCGATCTTGGCGAGCAGGTGCGCCCCGACCAGGTCGAAGACTTCAAACGGTATTGGGATGCCGAAGTGGCCGGCAGGGGAGCCATGGCTTTCCTGGGCGGCACGAAAGGCAGCAAGTTCGTGCCCTTCCGGATGGGCAACCGGGAGATGCAGTTCCTGGAGTTCCAGATGTACCTCGCGCGCAAGACGGCAGCGGTCTTCGGGATGTCACTTCAGGACCTCGGTATCCCACTCGATACCAACCGCGCCACGGCTTCTGTCACCAACGCGAACACCGAGGACCGGGGCTTGCGTCCGCTCCTCGATCTCACGGCTCGCTACGTCACGAAGGGCGTCGTCCATGACAAGTCCTTCGGTGGCGCTCGCAACAACCTCATCTTCAAGTTCGCAGCACTGAACCTGAAGGAATCGATCACTCGTGCTCAACGTAACCGTTACGCGCTTGCAGGGATGTCCTGGATGGTCGTCGACGAAGCGCGGCGTGAGGATGGCCGACCGCCCCTTGGTGGGACGCTCGGCTCGTCCCTCCTGGCGATGGGTCCTTCTGGACCCGTCCTGCTCATGGAGGGTGAAGTACCGACCGCTCGAGAAGTCCTCGAGTCGAAGGCCAGCAAGCCGGCGCTCCCGAGTGGAAGCTCGTCCTCAGGATGGATGAGCGACCCCCTCCTCGAGGATGACGCGGGCGACATGATGGAGTAACCAGAGATGGTCGCGACACTCACGCTCCGTGTGTACACGGGAACCAACGCCGGGACCGAATCAGCGACGGTCACCGGCATCGATATGATCAGCGCCGACAACGCCACGAATTCGCTCGCCAACAGGCAGGCGAACCCGATCAGCGTCGGCACCAAGAGTTACGACAAGTGGCTCAAGCTCAAGCTGTCCACCGCACCCGATAACGGCGTCACGAACTTCCTGGTCTGGGGTGATGGCGCAGTCGCTTCATCGACGACCCTCATGGTCGGCGCCAACCAGATCACAGGCGTCACGCCTGTGGCCACGACTTCCTCGGTCGCGACCACGACGTTCGCTGGTTACACCTCGGGCAACAAGCTGCAGTGGGATGCCACGTCGTATTCGGCCACCGATGATACGACCCGCTACCTCGTGTTCCAGCTCGTCGTGGATGCCGATGCTAACCCGGGTAACTGGGGGCAGGAGACCGTCAGCTTCAGCTTCGACGAGACCTAGGGGTAAGATGGTCGTGCGGCCGAAGCAGAACTGACTGCTCAGACCATCGAGGGCGTGGAGCCCCATCAGGCATCACCGACTCCCTCGTACCCGGGACTAGCGGGTAGCTGACGAGCATGTCCGGACGGGCCGGGGGTGATACCTCGGAGACACGTCCCGGTCGCATCATCCATACACCCCCCGTGGAGTGCAGTCCCTCCACGGGGGGTGTTTCGTTGTGTCACAATCGTGCATCATGTCGCTGATCGTCATCTGTCCTTCCCGTGGTAGACCCACGAAGGCTCGAGAGGCGTATGACGCCTTCGAGGCGACGAGATCGCTGGACGACACGAAGATGGTCTTCGTCGTCGATGCCGACGACGACACGTTCATCGGGTACGTGAAGCAACAGGTCCCTGTCGCGACATACAAGCATGAGGGTGGCGGGATGGGGCCCCCGCTCAACGTCGCATCCGCAGAGTACTCACAGCTTCACGACATCGTCGGCTTCGTCGGTGATGACCATCGCTTCCGGACACAGGCCTGGGATGCGGCCATCACGAAGGCGCTCGAGACGCCAGGTTTCGCTTATGGCGATGATCGCATCCGTCACGACATCCCTTCACAGGTCTTCATCAGCAGCGGCATCGTCAGGACCCTCGGGTGGATGAGCCTGCCGGGCGCCAAGCATCTCTATCTCGACGATGCGTGGCGAGTCCTGGCGCAGGTCGTCGATCGGTACTTCTACTTACCGGATGTCGTCATCGAGCACTGCCATCCGATCGCCGGTACGGCCGAGATGGATGAGGGCTACGCGCGTGTGAACGCGCACTCGATGTACCTGCATGACAGCCGAGTCTTCAACGAGTGGGTCTCATCTGGGAGAGCAGCCATGGACATCGAGACGATCAGGGCCTCCCTGTGAGGCAGCGGACCGGCAGTGCTCTGGGCTTCGACTATCAGGTCGCAAGGAGCAACAGCGCTTGGTGCGACCACATCGCCAGGACGAACGTCACTGCCGGACTCATCGCCTGGCTCAAGCCCGACTCGCTCCTTGATCCGGCTTGTGGTGATGGCAGCATCGTCCGTCTTGCCGAGACCATCCAGCCCATCCCGAGACTCGTGCTCTCTGATGTCAGCGCTCCCAACATCTTCTCGCTCCAGGAGATGGCGGGCGAGATCGGTATCGATATCCGATGCGAGAGTCTCTATGAGGCGCTCGCTCGCGAGGAGTACTTCGATGTCCTCGTCCTCACAGAGATCCTTGAGCATCTCGAGGACCCGGATGCTGTCCTCAGGATGGCTCGCGCACAGGCCTCTCGATTGATAGCTTCATCCCCAGAGATGCGCCCGGGTCAGATGGACGACAACGCAGAACACCTCTGGATGTTCGATGGCGATGGATATCTGTCGATGCTCGCCGACGCTGGCTGGACTGCTATCCACAAGACCCACATGGGTTTCCCATGGCTTACATATGACTTCCAGATCTGGGTCTGTCGATGAGGCGTATACAGGGATGGACGAGGGAGCAGATCATCGCCTACAACCTGCGCAACGATGGGACGGCGGTGTCGATCTTCGCGGACACCCAGACCGGCAGGGTGGACAAGGCGAGAGACATCATCGCCTCCCTGTTGCCGCGCATCGAGGGCAGGGCGAGGATCATCGAGCCCGGCTGCAGCGCGGGTGATATCAGTGGCTGGTTCACCCCTGCTCATATCGTCACGGGCTACGACGTCGTCCCTGCTGCTGTGGCTGCGACCCGAGAACGCTATCCGAAGATGTCGGTGATAGAGGCCAAGATCGAGGACATCGAACCTGCCGAGTGCGACATCCTCGTCCTCTGCGAGTTCCTTGAACACATCCATGACCCCGTGGGACTCGTGAAGGCTTGGATGCCGTTGACGAGGTTCGTCGTCATCGGCCATCCACTGGTGCGTGATGGCTGGGACCCAGAGGAGGGTCACATCTGGGCTTACTATCCGGAAGATTTCGAGGCATGGTTCCCGATGGGTGGGCACAGGCTCGGAGAGGCTTGGAACTTTCCGATGGGTTACGAGATGGTCATCGGCTGGGGAGAACGAGAGTGAACGTCCTCATCACTGGTGCGGCCGGATTCCTCGGGCGGCACTTCGCCAAGCATCACATCTACCTCGACCATCACGTCACTGCCGTGGATGACATGTCCAGCCCCTATGCCAGTTGGCCCGAGTCATGGTTTCCCCTCAGGACGCAAGATGCCGTCCGCTTCTTCGAGTCTTATGTTCCCAGGTACGACATCGTCTATCACTTCGCGGCCCCGGTCGGTGGCCGGGAGAAGATCGAGGGCGACCCGCTCTTCAACGCCGACTCCCTGAGGCTGGATGCGGCGCTCTTCCGTTGGGCCGTGAAGGCCAAGCCCAGGGTCATCGTCTACCCCAGCTCGTCTGCTGTCTACGGGGTCACGTTCCAACGAGACGTGAACCTCCCCCTGCCGCTGCACGAGGCGATGTTCGACCCAGGCGCGACGTACTGGGAAGTCCCTGATGAGATGTATGGCTTCACGAAGATGGCTGGTGAGTACCTCGCGTGGAAGGCCGCGAAGTATGGCGTGAGGACGCTCTGTATCCGTCCGTTCAGCGGGTACGGTGAGGACCAGTCGCCTGAGTATCCGGTGCCTTCCATAGTCGCTCGCGCGCGCGCGCGCGAGGACCCACTCATAGTCTGGGGCCCGGGGACACAGACACGAGACTTCATCCATGTCGACGATGTCGTGGGAGCCACTGTCGCTCGAGTCAAGAACGGCATCGATGGCTACGTGACCATGAACATCGGATGGGGGGAGCCGGTCAGTTTCAATCAACTTGCCCTACGGGTAGCATCGATCGTCGATTACGAGCCCAAGATAGTCAATCTTGCCGACAAGCCGTTCGGGGTCATGCAACGTTATTGCGACCCATCTGTGATGCTGACTTACTACGTGCCCAAGGTGTCTCTTACAGATGGGCTGACCAGGATGCTGCGTGGCTAGGGTCAGCATCATCATCCCGACGCACCATCGTCCCAAGCTACTGCTTGAGCGCGCTCTTCCTTCTGTCCTTCGTCAAAAGACACAGCATGAGCTCGAGGTCCTCGTCGTCGGTGACGAGACTGATGACGAGACGACCGAGGGCGTGCTTGCCATCGCGGAAGACGACGCCAGAGTCCACTACTGGAACCTCCCTAAGCAGCCGCTCCCTGATGATCCACATGTACGCTGGGGTGTCATCGGGCTCGAGGCTCGGAACTGGGGCCACGATCATGCTACCGGGGACTACGTCGGCGGACTCGACGATGACGATGAGTTCACGCCGGATCATGTCGAGGTGCTCGTCAGGGGTCTTGAGTGGAACGATGTCGACTTCGCCTACGGCAGGTCCATCGCTTACAAGAGTGGCGGACGCATCCAGCACTACGGTCGTTGGCCACCGGGCTTCGGGGCGTTTTGTGATGGGGCCGCCATCTGGAAGCGCTCGCTCGGTTATCGATACGATCTGGAGTGCTTGCGGCGAGGGATGCCCGAGGATGGCGATCTCTGGACGCGGATGGTCGCTGGCGGCGTGAGGTTCTTCTTCGTCGAACAGGTGATCCATCACTACTATCCGGCAAAGGGGGGTGGTTCTGATACTTGAGATGAGTGTCGATATGAAGAGGTTCTGGTCCCATGTCCAGCAAGGGCCTGATTGCTGGATATGGCAAGGGCCTAAGCATCACTCTGGGTACGGGGTGATAGGAGCGGGCAGAAGAGGAAGCCTAGGCCTCGTTGGTGCCCATCGCGTCTCCTTCGCTGTCTATCGCGACGATATCCCTGATGGCATGGATGTCCTCCATATGTGCGATACGCCACTATGTGTGAGACCTACCCATCTGTCCTTGGGCACCACACCATGATCGCGTCATGGTTCATCTTCGGTGAGTTGTGTGATCAGATCGAGTGCGAGGGCCAGCCGCTCGAGGCCATCATCATCGGGATACTCGTCGTCCTCATGGGCTTCTTGGTATTGCGATGGCTCCTCGGGAGAGTCAAGTGATCCCAGTCATCGGCATCCCCTACCTATCGAACCCGGACCTGCTATTCGAGTGCCTCGAATCGATCTCTCAAGACCAATACGGCTTCATCCACATCATCGACAACAGCCCGACGAAGGATCCGCTCGTACTGCCCATGGGCGTGCGCATGAAGCCACGACTGCTCGTCACGCGTGGTCATCGCAACCTCGGTGTCTCAGCCTCATGGAACCTCCTCATCAAGCTCCACTCCGATGCACCATGGTGGGCCATCACGAATAGCGATCTCATCCTAGGCGAAGGCGACCTCGAACGACTCGAGGAGAACATCGCCGGTCATGGTCTCGTGGCCTTCCAGGGCATGCATCTCTTCGGTATCAGGGCCTCGACGATCAAGACCGTCGGCTGGTTCGATGAGAACTTCGTGCCTGGCTATTTCGAGGACAACGACTACCACTATCGTTGTGGGCTGCTGGGCTCCACGATCTACCAGCTCGATATGGCTGGGACGCATGTGATGAGTTCGACGCTCTTGCGTTCGAACAGGTACAAAGCCGAGAACGCAAGGACGTTCCCCTTGAACGCCCGGTACTATGTCGAGAAGTGGGGCGGGCCAGTCGGTCAAGAGACCTACACCACGCCTTTCGACCAGGGGGGCAGCCCTCGGGACTGGACCCTGGATATCACCAGGCTGGTCAACCAGGCCTGGAAGGAGTGAGAGATGGCAACGATCTCCCGCCGGACGACCGGCGATGTCACAGCAAAGGTCACCGTGCTCCACATCTTGGCGAACGACGTCGACTCGGTCGATGAGACGACGGACGCTGAGATCAGGTACTACATGACCGCCGAAGCCTCCGGAGAGGACACGCTGACCAGCCCCGTCTTCTCGGGGGACTATGAGTGGGAAGGCCTGATCATCCCCGCCGCTGGTAGCTGGACGCTGCACCTGCGTCAGGTATCAGACGACGCATCGGTCGCGAACTTGGCCGTCACCGTCGCATAAACGCTCAGGGACGCATGTCCCGGCGAGGAAGAGGGAGATGAGCGACCTCACCATCTTCAAAGAGATCTACCAGGACCCCATCGGGACGATCGCTACACCGTTCCGTGATCGCATCGCAGCCGAGACCCACGTCTCACACATGAAGACGGACTACCGCTGGGCCGCCGGTAAGCCTGTCAACCGGATCTACATCCAGGGCTCGCAGTTGCCGTTGCAGCGCAACGAAGCTGTCCGCATGATGGATGGCGAGTGGCTGCTCTTCATCGATGACGACATGGTCTTCGAGGCTGAGGCGGTCGGCAGTCTTGTGGCCTCGTACCACGAGCTGAAGGCGCAGATCAGCGAGCCCATCATCGTGGGCGGGCTCTGTGTCCGCCGCTATCCGCCCTATCAGCCGACCCTCTTCCGGGCCCGTGACATGACAGAGGGGCCCTTCAACTTCATCGAAGACTGGCAGGGCATGGACTACGTGGAGGTGGACGCGACCGGTGCGGCGTTCTATCTCATCGAGCCAGATGTCTTCTCGGCCATCATGGGCGGTCCTTTTCCATCACTGATGATCCGTGCTGGTCTGCATCCATGGCCGTTCTACGAGTGGACCGGCACGATGGGGGAGGACCTCCGTTTCTGCCTGAACGCACGCAGGGCAGGTGTCCGCGTCTTCGTCGATACGCGTATCCAGATCGGGCATATCGGTCAGAAGGTCCTCGGTATCTCTGACTTCTACGGTCAAGTGGCCAGACGCCCCGAAGAGGTGCAGGTCGCCGTTCGGGAGATGAACGATGCCGTAGGACTCCATACCCTGTCCCAAGAGGAGGCCAGACGGCGGGAGGGGCTGGATGGTCTGTGATATGGCCCTACGCCTTCATCATGGCTGACTATGAGTGGCAGGGTCCCAATCCCTTCTTCCTCGTCATCCGGACGTACGCCCTGTCAGATGGCCAGCGCTCAGCAGCGTCGACGGTCATCGATCTCAACGAGAGGGGCTGGATCGCGAAGCATCAGGGTCTCATGCGTGCACCAGGCATCTGGATGCTTTGCAGCAAAGAGCGCTCTAACGCAGAGGGTGTCCTGGTCCCGGTACTCATCCAGACCGTCGATGATGGTGACCAGCCGTACTACGTGGCCAAGCATGTGGGCGTCATGTCGTTCAGCGACGAGGAGAGCCAGGAAGTGGTCTGCTATGGTATCGGCAAGAAGCTACCTGGTGGGCAGGTGCAGCGGCTCTGGGTCATGCCCAACGGTATGATCTGTGGCGGAGAAGACGTCTACCAGCTAGGCAGCGACATGGTGAAGGGTCAGCTCTAAGCGCCCTGAAGCCCCGATCCCACGGGGTAGACCATAGGGGATCCCACCCCGTGAAGAAGACACCTTTTGGACGGAAGACCCGGAGAGCCACTCCAAGGCGACTCTCCGGGTCTTCATGTGTACCACGACCGGCACACGGCGGCTGACTAGATGGCTATCCGCACGCAGCGGGTCTGCTCGTTCGAGGACGACGGCATCGTCCTGTCCTTCGACTGGGACGATGCCTCGGGGCAGGTGACGCTCGTGCGCTGCGTGAACACCTCGCCACGCTACGGCGTCCACGTCCTCGTGCAGGGCACGGGCACGGGGCAGGCAGGCCGCTCCCGCGAGGGCACGTTCGCAGCGGGTAGCGGGACCACGCAGATCAACATCCCGAGCGGGCAGCGCCCGCGCTATCCCGTGTTCACTGATGACCCGGATGCTCCCGGCGAGGCGTTCATCGGTGGTTACATCGTCCGCGCCGAGACGACCTGATGGCTGCTCCCGTCTTCGAGACCGCCGCTCAAGCGACCGGGACGAATACCGTCACGATCACCAAGCCTTCGGGGACAGTCGCTGGCGACCTTCTCATCGCGGTCATCGTTGGCGAGGAGTCGGAGTCCAGCACGATCACGTCGAGTGGCGCGACCTGGACGAAGGAGAAGGAGTCCACCCACGCGGGCGACTTCTGCTCGCCGTTCTCGCTCCGTCCGCTGCTGGAATATAACGTCACGATGGCCTGGGTCTTCGGCCGCAACGACGGCGATCACGAGGGACTCAAGGCCTATGCGGCCTCCGGGCTCGGCATCGAACTGTTCGAGTCGCCGCACAGCATGGACGTCGGTGGGCAGCACATCCTCCTGGTGCACGACCTCGTCGATGTGAACCCCCGTTCCATTGAGGCCCACAACATCGTGGTCCACGGGTTCACGCACCGCGAGGAGAT